GTGCCTTATTTTAAATATATGGGAGTGTACGCTTCTGATAAGTTTCTCGATGATCAAACTGTCAGGTTTTGCCGGCCAAATGAGTACAACGATCCGTTTGAGTTGACTCCTGAAATTAGACTTAAAGAAGAGTTGTCGTTGCCAAGCAAAAACCTAGGAATTGATTTGACTGGCGGAAAACCACAATTTGATAAATATGAAATCTTAGAATCTGAACTTTCCAACTATAAATATCACCTCAACTCAAATTTGGTTGCTGAAGTAAGCAAGTTAATAGGATGCACCTGTTTTTCTTATTCAGAAGCCTCTATACCAGTTAATCTGCTTATGTGGGCCCATTATGCTGAATCTCATAAGGGCATAGCCATCCAGTTAAAGGAGAGCTCCGCTTTGATTCAAGATATGAGTCCTGTCGTGTATCGAAAAAAGCGCCCGATAATCAGCGGGAAGTATCTCTCTGAAAGCGAAGTTATATTCATGAGGGATTTATACGTAAAATCGGATCATTGGGAATATGAGTCGGAATATAGGCTTTCTAAGAAGTTTGAAGATTGCTCCGAAGTAAGTCATGGTATCTCTGTGAGTAAAATTTTACCATCTGACATTGAACGTATTGTCCTCGGCGTAAATGCGGCAAGAAAACTCAGGGAGAAGGCGCTCAAATTCCACAAGCAACATAACGTCCAAGTAATACTTACTAGGCGCGCGAGTTCAGGCTTCGGTTTTGAGCCGTTTACTGTATTTGGTGCTGAGTACTCTGACGCAGTTTCAATTACTGAGTGGTATCGCTATGAATCAGCACAAACATAACAAACGTAGGCACTGGGACAAAGTTTCCGCTGCGCTTCAACTTTGCCCGTGCTGCGGGCGTTAGGTGATTAACCAAACATCAATTATAATTTAAACATTCACTCATAATTGCACACAAACAAGAGCTTAACCTACTCTGTGTGCTCACAACCGACAAAGGGTATTGTCCACACCTTAAGTCATACGGAGATTAATGGACTATGATATGAGGTTTTAATTTGAGCGATGATAAATATAGAGATACTTTAAAGTTTGTGGGTTTTTGTTTAGTGGTAGTTATACTAACAATATATCTAACACCAACCGCACTAACCATTGGTACTCTAACTACAATAGGCGTTACTTACCTTAAGTAGTACATTCGCATAATAAAACTTTAAATATTAATACAGGTACTACCGCTACTCAGTTATCCTTTGCATAGGAGCCGAGAAGAACAGCATAAGATACCTAAGTAAACCCCGAACACGAGTTTATGACTATATTTAAATAATGCTAAATCTGAATATAAATCAGTAGCGCACAGTCCTTTTAGGTATGCGCTCAATCAATCACCTAACTAGTCCTAACATAGGACTCAATTCGTTTGCCACTGTAGGAGTCGTTTATCTTCACTCACTATAGTTCGCATAATCTGATTCAGTGTGTTTAAGCCTAATGGGTAACCTTTTTTGTCCATCAATAAGTTTGCCGATAGCTTGTGCACCATTTCTATTTGCAGCAACTCACTTAACCGATAACTCTCAAATTAAATCTAGAAAATATCGGTTTTACATATCACGAAAACCCAAACACCTCAACGCCATATGTGGCGTAAAAGACGCCATATATGGCGTGTTTACTACCCTTAAAAACGGGTATATTTAGATATGCTTGATACGACTACGTAACTGGCTTTGCTTCCTCTCTTGTTACATCCTCGCAGTTGGGCTCCTTTATAGGAGCCCATTTTTTTGCTCGCTATTTGGTGAACACATGATCCGTAAAAAAGTGTATATCGCTGGGCCAATGTCTGGTTTGCCAGATTGTAATCGCCACGCATTTAACTTGGCTGCACAAGTGCAAAAGTCGTTAACCCATATTGTGCTTAATCCTGCCGCCTTACCTGTGGGTTTGTCTGAACCTGAATACATGCAGATTGGGATAACCATGTTGATGTGTGCTGACATGATTTATCTGTTGGATGGTTGGGAACAATCACACGGGGCAAGGGCAGAGCATGCATTAGCGCAAAAGCTTGGCTTACACATTGTTTACCAAGAGGGCATTGATCATGAAATAGCACTAATTGGATTATCAGCTGATGAATATTAAATCCCGACTCTTGGCGCTGGGTTTAACCGGTGCCTTACTTACTGGCGGTGTTTTAGTTGCTACTGGTGAAGGTGAAGTATTACGCACCTATGTTGACCCTGCAGGTATTGAAACGGCCTGCTTTGGCCAAACCGGCCATAACATTAAACAGGGCATGGTGTTCACTAACGAACAGTGCCTAGACATGCTGGCTACTAGCCTTAAAACCTTTGACCGTGAATTGGTCAAACTCACCCCGCCATTAAGCCAGGGTGAACACATTGCTTACCTGAGTTTTATTTACAACGTTGGGGCCGAGGCTTTTGGGGCTTCTACGCTTCGTAAAAAGTTGTGGGCAGGTGACCGCGTTGGTGCATGTAACGAGTTGCCAAGGTGGATTTATGCCAAAGGCAAAAAGTTGCCAGGCTTAATAATACGCCGCTCAAATGAGCGGCGTTATTGTTTGAGGGACTTGTAATGTTTAATGATTTTAAAACCACATTGCTGTTATGTGCAGTGCTTGTTATGGCGACGGTGATTGCCGTTGGGGCCTTAGGTATTACCTCACTCAAAGCTAAGAACGGCACGTTAAGCCATGACTTGCTGCAATCGCAAGTGAGTGTTGAAGCGCTATTAAGCAGCAACGACAACAAAGATGAACGGATTAAAACGCTTGAACGTGATTACCGCATTATCACCGAGCTAAACACGTCGCACCGCAAGCAAGTAGCCGATCTTCAATCGACATTAGACCACAAACTAGTACGCGCTAATCAGCTAAGGACATCAAACCATGAGCCAACTAAAACATGGGCTAATACTGATTTGCCTAGTGATGCTCTGCAGCTGCTCAAGCAAACCAATTGTCAAAGTGGTAACAAAAACGATAACGGTTTATGTGCTGCCACCCCCTGATTGGCTTGAGCTTTGTGATAGCCCACGTTTTATCGGGTTCTCAAATCTGGATTTACTGAATCATTCCCTTACTCAAACCAACGCGCTAGCAACTTGTAATGCAAACATGCAGCGACTTCAACAATGGCGGCAGCAATATGAGCATAACGACTGACCTAAGTGCAAAACTCACATCGTTATTGTCTTACATCGCCTCGTTTTTTACCGCCGCTGGCAGCTATGTGAACGATATGGATATTGGGGTGTTAGTCGGCGTGTTGTGTGCTGTGTTTACCGCGTTTATTAACTGGTTTTATCAGAACCGTAAGAGACAGGGTGAAAAACACATACAAACGTTGCAAGCACAATTACTCGCCAAACAATTGCAGCATATTGAACAAGAACGATGTAGCCATGTGTTAGACGATATTCACAAGGACTAGCTAATGGCACGTATTCAAACACCCGACGCCGAGCCAGTGCTACTGAACAAAACCGACCTGTGCAAAAGTTTGGGCATTAGTACCCAAGCGTTCGATAAATGGGATGTGCCGATAAACAGTAAAAAAGGCCGTGAGTGTTTGTACACCATGAGCGACGTGGTGGGTAACCGCGTGGCTAATGAGCGTAAGAAACATGTAAGCAATCCAACGCCCGAAGATAACGACAAGCCCAATATCGAGTTTGAGCGTTGGCGCTTAATCAAAGCGCAAGCGTATGGCCAAGAGCTTAAAAACGAAAAAGACGGCAAAGAAGTGGTCGAGGTGGCCTTTTGCTCGTTTGTGCTCAGTCGCATAGCCGCGCAAATATCACCGGTGCTTGATCAAATACACATTCGTGTAAAACGTAAATTCCCCGACATGCCTGAACGAACCATAGACGCTATTCGCGCTGAAGTGATTAAAAGCCAAAACACCGCCGCTGAACTGGCCAACGGCATTGAGGATTTATTAGATGAATATATCAGAAGCACAGATTAAAAATTTGAAAGCTGCTGTCGCTGCTGGCCTTAAATCGTTTTATCGTCCACCTATGTTGACCTGTAGTGAATACGCCGACACGCATTTTTATATGTCGTCTGAATCGTCATACACCGAAGGTAAATGGGAAAGCTTACCGTTTCAAATCGGCATATTGAATGCCATGGGTAACGACCAAATCACCACGCTGAACATTATGAAGTCAGCGCGTGTGGGTTACACCAAAATGTTGATGGCCAATGCTGGCTACAAGATAGAACACAAAAAACGTAACGTGTTGATATACCAGCCGCGTGACGGTGCCGCCAAAACGTTTATGAAAAAACACGTTGAAACGGCAATACGTGACATGCCGATTTGGAAAGCCTTAGCGCCTTGGATTGGCCGCAAACATAAAGACAGTACCTTAGAAGATAAAATTTTTACCAACGGTAAAACCTTAATGGTGCGTGGTGGTACCGCCGCGGCTAACTACCGTGAAATATCAACTGATGATGTTATTTACGATGAGTTAGCCGGTTTTGATGAGTCAATCGAACACGAAGGTAATGCCACATCGTTAGGTGATACCCGTGTTGAACTGTCGATGTTTCCTAAATCGATACGGGGTTCAACGCCTAAAGTATTAGGTACCTGCCAAATTGAAAAGGCCTGTAGCGAAAGCCAGTACCAATTTAGATTTAACTTGCCTTGCCCACATTGCGATGAGCTGCAGCATTTAAAGTGGGGCGGTAAAACTGAACCCTTTGGCATTAAGTGGCAAGGTAGCGACCCAAAAACAGCTTATTACGTGTGCGAGCACTGCGGTTGCTGCATTGAAAACAATCAACTGCACGACATGGAAGAGCACCCAAGCGCTTTATGGATATGCGACAAAACGGGCGTTTACACCTCAGACTTTATTTCGTTTTTCGACAAAGACGGCGACGACTTTTTAACGCCCGAAAATATCTCGATTTATATCTGGTCGGCTTATAACACCCTTAACAGTTGGGCCAAGCTAGTCACCGAGTTTTACAAAGCCAAAGGCGACAAAGAAAAGCTACAAACCTTTGTTAACACTAAATTGGGCCAGCCGTGGGACAACGACAACGGCGAACGCATTGAGTGGGAAGACTTAGGCCGACGCCGCGAAATGTACCCCAACGGCAAAATGCCCGATTGGGTTGTGTATGTCACCGCGGGTGTTGATACCCAAGACGACCGATACGAAGGCCGTGTTTGGGGGTGGGGCGCAGGTAAAGAGTGCGCCTTAATCGATAGGTTTATTTTGTATGGCGACCCAGCAAGCCAAGTGCTGCTGGATAAAGTTGCGCTGCGCTTAAACCAAAGTTACCCCCGTAACGACGGCATTGTGTTGAGCATTGGCACAACGTGTTGGGATTCGGGCGGTCATTATACCGATACCGTTTACTCAATGAGTAAAAAGCTGGGTTTGTTCCGTGTGGTACCTATCAGAGGGGCCAATATGTACGGCAAGCCGATTGCCAATTTCCCTCGTAAGCGAAGTAACAAAGGTGTGTATTTAACCGAGGTCGGTACCGACAACGCCAAAGAGTTGATCATGGCCATGATGCGCACTCAACCCAGTGTTGATACGCGTACACCTGGTGCAATTCATCTGCCACTTAACGACAGCATTTGTGATGACACCGAACTGCAGCAGTTAACGTCTGAACGAAAATTGCCGACACGCCGCGACGGTCGCATTGTTTATCGCTGGGAAGCAGGCGGCAGACGTAACGAAGCGCTCGACTGTTTTGTGTATGCCTTGGCTGCGCTGTATATCGCTATTGATCGCTTTGGTATTAATCTCGACTCGCTCAGTAAAGTGATAACAACCGACACCCAAAACGAAGCATCAACCGAAACATCCCCACAACCCAAAAAACCGAAAAAGAGCCAAGCCAATAACTGGCTAAACGGTGGTTCGGTTAAATCAGGAGGCTGGCTGTAATGTCAAAGCAACAAGCGGCAGACATGGTCGCGCTGTATATCGAAGCCGAAAAAGATGTACTAGCGGGTAAGTCTGTCAGCATCAACGGCAAGATGATGAGTACAGAAGACCTAGAACAAATTCGCCGCGGCCGCATTGAATGGCAGCGCGCCCTAAGCATTTACACCCGTCCTCGGGGCACCACACTCGCCCGATTTAACTAGGAATCAATATGAGCATTATTAACGATGCACTATCGTATTTATCCCCTGGCTGGGCGCTAAAACGACAGGCGGCCGCAATGAGTTATCGCAACCTTAAAGGTTACGAAGCTGCCAGCCCAAGCCGAACCCATAAAGCCAACAAAGAGGGCCGCGGCGCAAACCAAGCGGTATTTGCTGCAGGTAAAAGCCTGCGCGAACAAGCGCGCTGGTTAGATGAAAACCACGACCTCAGTATTGGTATTTTAGACCGAATGGAAGAACGGGTAATTGGTGCCCAAGGCATTGTGGTTGAGCCACAGCCCCGCAGTATCAGTGGTGAAATTCTTGACGAACTAGCCAATGACATCCAGCGCCGTTTTGCGGCATGGTCATTAAAGCCTGACGTAACAGGTCGCTACACTCGACCAGAGCTTGAACGCTTAGTGTTACGTACCGCATTGCGCGATGGTGAAGTATTCGGCCAGCAAGTGCGTGGCAAGATGGCTAAGTTTGGTCATCCAAACCCGCAAGGGACTCAATACAGTATTGAAGCGTTAGAGCCTGATTACATTCCGTTTGAACTTAACGATGTATCAAGTCGTGTTCGCCAGGGGTTAGAGGTTAACGGATGGGGGCAAGTGGTTAATTACCATGTGCTGCTTGATCATCCGTCTGACCAAATTGGCTTTCGCTACAAAACTAAAATCGTACCCGCAAGTAACATGCTGCACCTTGGCATGTTTAAGCGTTTGCACCAGTTACGCGGTATCAGTATTTTTCACGGTATTTTAACGCGCCTTGGCGACATTAAAGACTATGAAGAGTCTGAACGGGTAGCAGCTCGAATAGCTGCAGCGTTAGCGTTTTACATCAAACGCGGTGATTCCAGTATGTTTACGCCAGACCAGGGCGAAAGCCAAAGCCGTGAAATTAACATTGCACCTGGCATGACGTTCGACGACCTCGCACCGGGTGAAGACGTTGGCATGATTGAGTCAAACCGACCCAACGTACATTTAGTCGATTTTCGTAATGGTCAGTTAAAAGCCTGTGCCGCGGGTACCCGTGGCAGTTACTCGAGCATAGCCCGTGATTATCAAGGCAGCTACTCAAGCCAACGCCAAGAGCTGGTTGAACAAGATGAGTCGAACCGCATTATGCAGCAATGGTTTTGTGCCGGTTGGGCGCGGCCAGCGTTTCGTAACTGGTTGCAAATGGAGTTAATGAACAAGCAAGATCCCTTAGCAATGCCGCCAGACTTAGACATCCGCACCTTGTTTGATGCCGTTTATTACGGGCCCACCATGCCATGGATTGACCCCCGCAAAGAATCCCAAGGTTGGGAGATGATGATAGCCGGTAATGCCGCAACCGAGGCTGATTGGGCGCGAGCTCGTGGCCGTAACCCAAGCGAAGTTAAACGCCAGCGTCAACGTGAGGTGAAGTTTAACCGTGAAAACGACATGGTCACGGGTAACGACCCAGAACCACAAAACGGAGAAACCCCAAGTGAAAAAGACACAACTAAGTCTAGCCGTGGCCGCCATGATGCTAATGCCAAGCGCATCAGCGAGCTTGACCGAGAGTAAAGAAAAACGCGGTATCTACAGCATGAAAGGTGCTGCAAATGGCGTGGTCGAATTGATTTTATATGGCGACGTTGGCTGGGACTTTACCGCTAAACAAATCGCTACTGACCTACGCGCAATGGGCAAAGTGTCGCAGATTAAAGCTTACATTCAATCTGGTGGCGGCGATGTGATGGACGGCATGGCCATTTATAACATTCTTGCTCGTTGGCCTTGCCAAAAGTCGATTTGTATTGAGTCGGTAGCAGCATCAATGGCCAGCGTGATTTGTATGGCATTCGACACAGTGATTATGCCGTCAAATGCCTTTTTGATGATCCACAGTAATTGGGGTGGTGCAGTTGGTACCGCCGATGACTTACGTGAATATGCTGACTTGCTTGATAAGTGGCGCTCAAGTATGGGTAAGGCTTATCAAGACAAAGCCAGTGGCAAGTTAAGTGATGAGCAGCTCGCACAATTTTTCAAAGAAGATACTTGGTTGTCGGCACAAGAAGCGGTTGATCTTGGGCTAGCAGATGAAGTGATAGAACCGATGCAAATGGCTGCATCAATTAATTTTAAACGACTGAAGGACTTTAATAATATGCCTAAAGCATTACAAACCCTGCTAGCACAACAGGGCAATATCGGTGCTACCAACACGCCTGCGCCAGCAGCCACTATCACCCCAGCCGCATCGGTACCAGCACCAACTGCACCGTCGCAAGCTGATATTCAAGCGGCTGCTATTGTATTTAACACTGAGCGTATTACCGGTATTAATGCCGCGTTCGCAACGTTCCCGGAATTAGCTGAGCTTAAAAACAGCTGTATTGCCGATGCCAACATCAATGCCGAAAAGTCGAAAGACCTTATCTTGGCTAAGCTAGGTGAAGGTATTACGCCGTGTGCCGTGCAGCCTAAAAGTGTACTTATTTATGCCAGCAACGGTAACATTGTTGGTGATTCAATTCGTGCGCAGCTTATGGCACGAGCTGGTCATGAAGCAGCACAAAAAGACAATGGCTATGGTAGTTACAATTTACGCGAACTTGCCCGTGCATCATTAGCCGACCGTGGTATCGGTTGTGCTGGTATGAACGTGATGCAAATGGTGGGGTTAGCATTTACCCATACCTCATCTGATTTCGGTAACATCATGTTAGATGTGGCCAATAAATCAGTATTAAAAGGTTGGGCAGAAGCAGCCGAAACCTTTGAACGTATCGCTAAAAAAGGTCAGTTAAGTGACTTTAAAGTTGCGCATCGTGTTGGCATGGGTGAGTTTAAAAGCTTACCAGAAGTGAAGGACGGAGCAGAGTACAAGTACATCACTGTTGGTGACCACGCTGAAAAAATTGCCCTAGCAACCTACGGTGGTATTTTCACGTTAACACGCCAAACGGTTATTAACGATGACATGGACATGTTAATGGGCGTGCCGATGAAAATGGGTAAAGCCGCTAAACGGACCATCGGTGATTTGTTCTGGGCTGTGCTAACCAAAAACGGCAATATGAACGATGGTAAAGCACTATTCCATTCAGCCCATGGAAACTTAACATCGGGCGCACCAAGCGTTGAAGCGTTCAGCATTGCGGCTGAATTAATGGAATCGCAAATGATTGGCGAATCACCATTAAACATCATGCCAGCATTTGCATTGGTACCGCCAAACCTTAAACGCTCAGTGTTGCAAATTATTCAGTCAACGTCGGTTAAAGGTACTGATGCAAACTCAGGCATTGCTAACCCCATCCGCGACTTTGTTGAAGTGTTATCTGAACCTCGCTTAAAAGCGAAAAGCGATAAAGAGTGGTACTTATCAGCCGCTCAAGGTGAAGACACAATTGAAGTGGCTTACCTTGATGGTATCGACACGCCATACATTGAGCAGCAACAAGGTTTCACCGTTGACGGTGTTGCAACCAAAGTGCGCATCGATGCAGGTGTATCACCACTTGATCACCGTGGATTGGTTAAATCAACAGGCGTATAACCAGCTATTTTATACAAATCAAAAAGGCCGCAGCCATTTAGCTAGCGGCCTTTTTAATGTCCGGCTTTTAATAATCAGCAATTCTTATCGGGAATGAATTATGAAAAATTGTGTATCAGATGGTAATACCATCGACTTTATCGCCACAGCCCTAGTGGCCAGTGGTGCGCCAGTGTTATTGGGTAAAGTGGTTGCCGTGTCGCTTGGCAATGTTGCTATTGATGAAGTGGGTGTGGGTGCAACTGCAGGCGTGTATGAATTGCCTAAAGTGACCGCTGACGATATCGGCCAAGGTGTGCAAGTTTACCTTAAGTCAGACGGCATGATCACCACCACAGCATCGGGTAATACTGCAGCTGGTAAAGCATGGGCAGCTGCTGCTAACCCAAGCGATACAGTATGGGTAAAAGTTAATGCCTAGTATTAACGAACGCATAGCGGCCAAGCTTGCGCGTGCGTTCACTAAACTGGCACAGCCGTGCCAGTTTACCCCTTCATCGGGTCAAGCCCCATTTAGTCGAAGTGTTCACCTGCCGCCAACCGAAATAGATCGCAGTAATGAATACATTCAAGAACCGATAGCCCTCGCTGAGTTTTTGCAGCAAGAAGGCGCGGTAATGGCTGATGATGTGTTTGAGTTAAATGGTAAGCAACATCGGTTAACTCAATTGCATACGCGGGATGAAATTACCGTAACGTATATTTACCTAGAAATTTAGCGGGGAACTATGGGATTAAAAATCACAGGGTTCAAAGAGGTTGATCAAGAGCTTAAACGTATTCGGGCATCGATGGCGCCAAATATTAATAAAGCTATTGAGGACACAACAAAGTTTGGTAATCAACTTGCTGTAGATGGGGTGTTTAATGAATACGGCTTTAAATCTAAATCGTATGTTGAGCAGAACCTTGGATATAGTGTCAATCCCAAAAACTTAACTGGTACCGTCTATGGTCGGACTCGACCTTCAACTTTAAACCGCTTCGCAACTCCAAAATATGGAAGAAGTAAACGGGGGAAGTTAGTTGGACGGGGGCACATAATAAGAGTGCACCGTAAAGAGCGTATATGGTTCCGTGGTACCTTTCAATTTATTGGTAACAAAGGCAATCAGGTAATGTACATGCGCAAAAAGGGCGAAAAGTGGCGAACATTTGAAGAAGCTAAAGAAGCTGGCGTTAAATCTTTATATGGACCTTCAGTGGCAGGCAGCTTTGGCTATATGCGGGATAAATTAGAACCTCAAATCATCAAGCATCTTCGTGAACGATACGGACATCACGCTAAGTAACAACCGCCATGTTAAGAGGTCCCTATGATCCAAACCATTCTAAACCGCTTACAGCTGGTTGACGGCGCGACTGTGCGCGAAGGTTTTTATGGTCAGTCGGCTGTAAAGGATGATCAGTTCATCTTTTTACAACCGCACACCGATTTGTTCGGTGCTAAAAATGGCATAAATCAATACCGCACCGACTTAACTTTGCAAGTAGTTGCCGGCATTAATCTGAGCAAATCAACTAACCCCACCGCAGAGCTAATCAATTTAGTTCGCAACATTCGCAGCGCATTCTTTAAAGGCGAACGTAATACCGAAAAACCGTCTTGGCTACCCGGTGTTATCAGCTTTAAAGAGGCCGAGACCTGTAAATACATTATGCCCGAAGCCCATGAAAAACATGGATTAGCGGTCATTACTTTAACCCTCATTCATACCGTACCCTTTGGAGAAAGACTATGAGCGAAACAGTAGTTGAAAGTTACATCGGTTCAGCGATTATATACATCGATGGGCGAGACTGTGGCAACGTTAGCGGTGTAAAACTCGCTATTGAGCAAGAAACAAAATCATTACCTAACTACCGCGGCGGCGGTGGCTATGCCGATGAAGTGACTTTAATTAAAGCGGTCAACTTAAGTGCTACGTTTTATGATTTTAATAACGAAAACTTAGCGTTAGCGATGCGCGGTAAGATTGACATATTAACCGCTGTGCCATTGGCCGATGAAGCTATCACTGCAGTGTTAGACGGGTTAGCACAAACTGTCCAAATGATTGATACCACTATAGCGCCTGTTGTTAAAAACACTGCTGGCGATGTTACCTATACGCTGGATGAAGATTATGTGGTGAGTGCCGCAGGTATTCGCGCGTTATCTGCGGGCATCATTACTGATGGGCAAGCATTAACGGTAAGCTACACCAGCCAAGCGGGTAACGCTTTGCAGGCATTAACGGAATCGGGCAAAACTGTAGGTGTGGTCATTGACGGTATTAACGATTCAACCGGCAAACCGTGGATGCTTAAGTTTTATAAGTGGAAGCCTACGCCAACCTCGGGTTTAGACCTGATCGGCGACGATTACGGCTCGTTCGACATCGAAGGTGGCGTATTGGCCAACACGGCCATTGTGGCTTCTGGTAAGTCTAAGTTCTTTGTGCGTAGCGCCGCGTAAATCGTTTTACCCCAACAACCCACAGCACTTTCTTACTACTTGAGTGTTGTGGGTTTTTTATTTTATTTTTTAACGCTAATTTGGTGATGTATGAGTTTTAAAGACCAAGTCATTAACCTGATCATTCAGGGAAAAGATTTATTTTCAAGCGAAGCCAAAAAGTCTGAAAAGGCAGTGGCCGAGTTAGCGGCAGAAAGCGAAATTTTAAATGCGCGCTTAAAAGAGTTAGAAGATTTACAAGGCGCGGCAGACTCAATTGATGGGTTAACAGCATCAATCAGTAAAGGTGAAAAAGCCTATAAAGATAATTCAGTTGCGCTCGACAAGCTGGTTACCGAGCAAAAGGCTGCAGTTAAAGAATTAAAGCAACTTGAGGCTGCTCAAAAGGCGGCAGAAGGTTCAACTAACGAGCTTGAGCAAGAATACAATCAAGCTCAAGCGGCATTAGTTAAATATGAAACCGAGCTACAACAAGCCCGGGTTGAAGTAGCCAAACTCAGCACCGAACAACAGCAAGGTGCCACGGCGAGTAAAGAACAAGCGGCAGCATTAACCACCGCCAGTGCCGATTTACAAAAATTAACTAACGAACAAACTGGCGCCAAAAACAGCGCCAACGAATTAGCCAGCGCATTAGATGCCCAGCGCCGCGAACTGCTGCAAGCCAGCGCAGCGACAGATACCGCTAGTCGCACTAAAGCGGAATACACGCTTAACGTTAAAACCGCCCGCAGTGAGTTAAATCAACTGGCTAGAGGCTTAAACAAAAATAAAACCGAACTAGATCAAAATACTGCCAGTTTAAAAACTGCCGGCTTCAGCATGGACAACCTAGCCGATGCAACTAAAGATTTAAAGCAGCAACAAGCCGCGGCTGAAACCGCATTAGGCGGGGTAAACACTAAGCTTGAACGCCATAATAAATTATTAGTTGAGTCTAAAAAAGACGCCAATGATTTTGGTGGCAGCATTAAAAGCGCCACTGTTTCACTAGTTGCCATGGCTGGCGCCTATGTAGGTGTCGATAAGCTGTGGGAAAGCCTTAAGTCAATTTTAACCGCGGGCGATCAGGCCGCCGCGTTCGGCGCACAAATGACCGCAATGATGGGCAGTATTGCCAGTGGTGAGCAAGCAACCCAATGGATTAAAGAGTTTGCCAACAATACCGGAACCCGTTTAGATTCGGCTAAACAAGCTTTTGCCTCGTTAAAGACATTCGGCATCGACCCCATGAACGGCAGCTTGCAAGCCATGGTCGATTACAACGCTAAGTTGGGCGGTAGCCAAGAAAAACTCGAAGGGGTTATTTTGGCTGTTGGCCAAGCATGGGCTAAACAGAAATTACAAGGTGAGGAAATATTACAGCTGGTTGAACGCGGCGTGCCCGTGTGGGACTTGCTTGAAAAAGTCACCGGTAAAAATGCAGTACAGTTAGCCAAATTAAGTGAACAGGGCAAACTGGGCCACGATGTAATGAAGCAGTTGTTTGACGAAATGGGCAGGCAAGCCAATGGTCAAGCATCAAAAAGCCTTGAACGCTTAAGCGGTCAAGTTAACTTGATGTCTAACAAGTGGACCGAGTTTAAAACCATTATTGCTGACTCTGGTGCGTACCAGGTGGCGGTTGATTTTATTCAATCGTTAAACGAAAAGTTTGACGAACTCAATAAAAGTGGCCAAATAAAACAAGCTGCGCAAGATATTAGCGACTTTTTTACCACCATGATCCGCGATGGTGGCGCCAGCATTACCGCCACACTTGAAAATATTGCCGCATTTGCTCGGGCATTAAATGTGATTAGCGGATCTATTCGTTTGCTTGCTAATACATTTACTTCAATGGTTGCCACTGTTGGAGGTGCATTTACTGGTTTATTTGCATTCTTACTTGAGGGTTGGGCTAAGGTTATTGGTTTCCTGGGTGGTGATGATTTATCTAAGGCCTTTGAAAATCAAGCTGCTGCGATTAAAGCTGTATCTAAAGCTTATTTTGACCAAGTTGAGCAAGATGGAAAAGATGCCGCCGCTGCATGGAAACAGATAACGGGTGAGATTGAGCAA